GACTACCATGAGGATAATATCTGCAAGATTATCAGCTGATAACTTTGAGTAATCTTGAATAGCTTTTGCATGAATATTATACATTTTTTAACTCTCCTAAAAACTCATTAACATTAAGTTTAGATTCTACAACTGCTTCGTGGAACTCATAGACATCAGCCATCGTCCAAGTATTGTTAAGCTTTTTCCCCCAAGCCTCAATAAGTATATCTATAAAATCTTCATCGTCTAAACAATACTTTACTTTACGATTCCAATTAAGCTTTTTAACTTTCTTCACCATGATATTATTCCTCATCCCAAGGTATCATTTTATTCCAGCAGGGCGGACAATGATAAACACCACTATCAGCACCAATAAGTATTTCGCGGTCATCCGCATTTAGATCGGGGAACACATGTTGAACCAGAGCATTCCGATCATTTTTATATTCTTTCCAAGAATCTTCGGGAACGTCCACGGCCTGTAAAGATTTACACATATTACATTCAGACATAACATACATAATATTACTCTCCTTTGTAATTGAAAGTTGTGTTACTGCCGTCAGAAAACTCTACTGCCGTATGGCAACCGTAAAACGGATCTGTATCAAAAGGGTTTGGGAAGTATTCCCAGACTTCAGCTTCAGGGTCAAAGGCTAAAACTATATCCTCGTGCGCCTCCCGCTTAAAATCTCTGCGGTTGTCACAACACCAACCAAAAAACTTTTCAGCTAAACTCACATTACACCTCGCATTAATTTATAATTAAACACTAACATTGCCCAATCAATGTGGTCATCCGACTGGCCTGCAACAAACCATAACACTTCTTTAACTACCATCATGCACCTCGTATAATAAAACAAAAGGGCGATCTCGACTGCCATTACAGTATGCCGAAAACCGCCCTCAGTTGTCAAGGCTTCTTATCTTTGCGCGAAAGACCTATTGTTTTATTATAATAAAAAAGAGGCCGAAGCCTCTCAAGTATTAAGAATTAAATATCTTTAAGAATCTTTTCAATAGATTCTGCCTCCGCTTTAATTTCTTCGACGCTGGTGAAGCCGCACTCTAACCCTCGTAATAGTTCTTTATAAGATTCTATCACAGCCGCTTGCTTCCCGATAAGAACATAAAACTCATAATTAGACATAAATATTTCCTTTCAAAGAATAAAAATAAAAGGGGGCGTTAACCCCCGAAAGTGTTTAGATATCTTCAGCAATCGCTCGCTGAGCGTCCACCATCGCCGTGACAAGCTTGGTGAGGTCGCTGATCTGCTTCTCAAGATCTTTGATCTTCTTCGTCTCAGCGGGTGCCGCCTTGGCCGCCTTAGTCTTGACAGGCGTTGAAGTCTTAGCGGCGGCCTGTCGATCCTTCGTGAAAGCTTTGAAGCGGTTGAGATACTTCGTATCAACATCCTCAAGCTTGCTCGCTGATAAGATCTTAGCGATGTCGCCGTGGGTCAGCTTCTTCGTCTTCGAAGATGAATCAGTCTTAAACATGGCGTACCAGACCTTGCCGGTGTTAAGCCCTTGGAGCGAGGCCATCTTTCCGGATGCGGCGTACATTTGCTTCGGAGAAGCCGCCTTGTTCTCGGGAATATCATTGAACAGCTCCGCTGTCTCAAGTGTACGATTCAATTCACCACCAACATTACGTGTAGACATAAAACTCTCCTAGAGTTATAAATAAAAACCAAAGCGACCGCCGCTTCAGCCCTTTCAAAGCTAAGGGTTTCGGCTCTCGGTGTCAATGTGAATTTTTCACAAACCTTCCCTTCCCTTTAGGGAAAAAAGTTTCTCGGCGGGACTCACCAGCAGTTTCTACTTAATGTTGTAAGTTACTGAGAGTGTTGGAGTTCTTTAGAGTTTTAGTAATAATTTTGAAAGCTTTTGTATTCTCTTGCTGGCTGTCAACTTGAAAATTTTGGAAGACTCTAAAATTCTTTAGAATTTCTGAGGGGGGTTTCGGAGCTTCAAAGACTTTTAAAGTCTTCAGTGTGTGTGTGCCTGTGTAGGCGTGTGCATTATGCGTGTGTGCGTGAGCATGACGTGTGTGTCTGCAAGGGTACGCAGGTGGCCATACCCCCTCCCATATATATATACTCATGCTCAAACATTTTCCAAAGGTTCTAAAATGTCTACCAGATAGGCCCACCGACCTTTAAAGAGTCCCACATACTAAAAAAGGCCCACCGACCTTTAAAGAGTCCCACTGCAGGTGGGGAGATGTAGATGTGTGGGATATATATATATGTACCTCGGGGGGTACAAATGTTATTATAAGGGTGTATGGGAGTTTTGTCAATGAAATAATACCAAAAAAAGAATAAAATAGTTCTTGACAACACTTATATATCTCCTTATACTTTATAGCATGGAAACTAAAAAAGAATTGACAACAAAACAACAAGATTTTTTAGACAATCTTATTGCGTGTGGAGGCAATGCACAACAAGCTGCAGAAGTGGCTGGGTATGCTCCGGGCAGCTACACATCAGTTGTCAAATCTCTTAAGTCACAAATTCTAGATCTTGCTGAAGGCGTGTTAGCCGTAAACGCCCCTAAAGCAGCCATGAAGCTCATTCAGGTCATGGACAGCGATGAGCCTATCCCACAGGCTAATATGCGACTACAGGCCGCACAGACGCTCCTAGACCGTGTTGGGATAGGTAAGAAAGAAAGATTAGATGTAAAAGTTGAAACACCAAGTGGATTATTTATTCTTCCTGCAAAAGCACCAACAATAATAGAAGATGCAGAATATGAAGAGACGTACGAGTAGTACAATTCCATTTGGTTATAAGTTAGTAGATTCAGATCCTGAACACATCGAAGAGATCTCAAGCGAACTTGAAGCCTTAAACAAGATACTACCGATGATTAAATCAAGATCCCTGTCTCTACGCGAGGGTGCATTGTGGTTGACCCATAAAACTGGTCGTTCTGTTTCACACCAAGGATTACAAAAAATAATCAATAAATATGGAAAAGAATGATTGGGACACTAACCCACAAAATTACGTTACAAATGAAGATGGCTCTTTTGTTTTAAAGAAAGATGGTACACCAAGAAAAAAGGCTGGACGCTCCAAAGGATCTAAAGGCCGTGGATACAACTACCATTCAACAACTAAAGCAAAACAAGAAGCATCAAAGTCTGTACGTGCAAAGAAAAGAAAGATAGCGAAGGCTCGCTCCGATATTTCACGATATCAAAAGTCTGTTGAAAAAACTGAAAAAGCCCTAGACCTTCTAGACGACAACACAAAAAAAAATCAGGGTCGTGTTGTTGAAGATACGTTTGTTGAAGAAGCAGCCCCATCGCTTCAGGCCGAGTTGAAAGAGAATGTTATATTTCAACCTAATGATGGTCCTCAAACAGATTTCTTGGCTGCAGGCGAAACAGATGTGTTATATGGCGGAGCGGCTGGTGGAGGCAAAAGTTATGCGATGTTGGTTGACCCCCTTCGATTCGCACATCGGTCAGCACATAGAGCATTAATCCTTCGGCGTTCTATGCCAGAGTTACGCGAACTCATCGACAAATCACGCGAACTCTACCCGAAAGCCTTCCCCGGATGTAAGTACCGTGAAGTAGAAAAGCTTTGGAACTTTCCAAGCGGTGCTAAAGTAGAGTTTGGGTTCTTAGAGCGTGATGCAGATGTTTATCGCTATCAAGGCCAAGCTTATAGTTGGATAGGATTTGATGAGATAACACATCTTCCAACAGAGTTTTCGTGGAACTATTTAGCTTCGCGTTTACGAACAACTGATCCAGAAATAACGCCTTATATGCGTTGTACGGCTAACCCCGGCGGATCAGGAGCATTATGGGTTAAAAAAAGATACATAAACCCATCGCCTTATAATGAATCATTTATGGGCAATGACGGAATTACAAGAAAGTTTATTCCGGCTCGATTGAATGATAATCCGTATTTGGCTGCTGATGGTCGATACGAACAAATGCTAAAGAGCTTGCCGCCTACTCAACGCAGACAACTGCTTGAGGGTAACTGGGAAATTTCAGAAGGCGCAGCATTTACAGAGTTTGATAGAGAGTTCCATGTTATTGAGCCGTTTGAAATACCCCTCCACTGGGAGCGTGTTAAAGGCCTTGATTATGGTTACGCATCAGAATCAGCATGTGTTTGGGTAGCAATAGACCCTAATGACGGAACGCTGATTGTTTATAGAGAATTATATAGAAAGGGTCTCTTAGCCACAGAGCTAGCAGAAATGCTAACGAATATGGAACTAAGTGATCCAATGTCGGTCAGAGGCGTACTAGATACAGCATGTTGGTCTAGAACAGGCACCACAGGACCAACCGTAGCAGAAACACTAATCCAAGCAGGACATAAGCTTCGGCCTGCAGATAAAAATCGCATAGCGGGTAAAATACAAATTCACGAACACTTAAAGCTACAAGATACTGGACGACCTAGAATACAAATGTTTAATACTTGTCCAAATTTAATTCGTGAATTACAAAGTATACCCCTTGATAAAAACAATCCTGAAGATGTTAATACACATGCTTCGGATCACGCATACGACGCACTGCGATACCTTATTATGTCGCGTCCAAGAATAAGTGACCCGTTAAGCCAGATACGATCATTACATCGTAATCAACACTTTCAGCCATTCGATTCAACATTCGGTTACTAATATATGAACGATGATTTATTAGACAATGCAGATAATCTTTATTTCACAGAAGTTGAAAATGAAGATGGCTTGAATGTCGAGCTAGAAGAACATTTAAAATCAAATCTGGCTGGCCTTATTGAGGCCCGGTTTATTACTGCGGAAGAAGCCCGAGATTATGATGAAAGCCGATGGATAAATGCTTACCATAATTTCAGGGGCATGTACCCTAAAAACTCTCCTTTTAGAGAGAGTGAGAAGTCTAGAGTATTTATTAAGATAACTAAGACTAAGGTGCTTGCGGCCTATGGTCAGTTAATTGATGTAATCTTTGGAACAGGAAAGTTTCCTATTGGCGTTTCAGCCACTTCTATTCCTGAAGGTGTTGCTGAGTATATGCACATGGCAACAGGGGCTGCACCCGGAATTGAAACAAGCTCTGCTATGCCTTCACCCGTACAAGAAGAAAAAGAAGACGATCCTTTCGATATAGGATTTGAGGGCGACGGAAAAGTTCTTAAGCCCGGAGCAACATACAAAACAGGTAAGTTCTTTGATGATTTGATTGAAGAAAACGAAGAGCTTTTTGAAGAGGGCGCTAATGCTGATCCTCAAGTTCCTGAAATTTCTCCAGCTAAACAAGCTGCTAGAAATATGGAAAAGTTAATTCATGATCAGATAGATGAATCAAACGGTTCTAGTGAATTACGAAATGCGATCTTTGAATCGTGTTTATTTGGTACGGGTATTATTAAAGGCCCATTTAATTATAACAAAACTTTACACCGCTGGGAAAACAGCGAAGAATCAGGAGAACGTGAATACAACCCATTATTTGTTAGAGTGCCTCGCATTGAGTTTGTTTCTATTTGGGATTTTTTTCCTGACCCTAATGCCACTAGTTTAGAAGAATGTGAATATGTACTACATCGCCACAAGCTAAACAAATCACAGCTTAGAGGATTAACAAAGCTTCCATACTTTGATGAAGACGCTATACGTGAAGTACTAGAGCTTGGACCAAACTATACTGAGCGTGATTATGAGTATGAGCTAAAAGATGATCAGCGTGTACATGAGTATGGTAGTGGTCAGTTTGAAGTTCTAGAGTATTGGGGAATCATGGACGCTGAGTATGCGCGTGAAGTGGGCATGGAACTTTCAGACGACGTTGATGATCTTGATGAGGTCCAAATAAACGCATGGGTATGTAATGGAAAAGTACTACGTGCAGTAGTTAATCCTTTCACGCCTATGCGTATTCCTTATCACGCATTTCCTTATGAGCGAAACCCCTATAGTTTCTTTGGTATTGGCATCGCAGAAAACATGAACGATAGCCAACAGATCATGAACGGTCATGCTCGTATGGCAATTGATAACCTAGCGCTAAGTGGCTCATTAGTATTTGAAGTAGATGAGACAATGCTTGCTGGTGGTCAAAGCATGGAAATATATCCCGGTAAGATATTCCGACGACAATCAGGAATGCCCGGACAAAGCATTCATGGAATGAAGTTTCCAAACACATCACAAGAAAACATGATGATGTTTGATAAGTTTCGACAGTTGGCCGATGAACAGACAGGCATTCCAAGCTACTCGCATGGCATGACAGGCGTACAGAGCATGACACGAACTGCATCAGGCATGTCAATGTTGCTTGGTGCGGCGTCTCTTAATATTAAAACAGTTGTAAAGAATCTTGATGATTTTTTACTTAAGCCATTAGGACTATCATACTTCCAATGGAATATGCAATTCTTTGAAGGCGGTTTAGATACTCAAGGTGATCTAGAAATTAAAGCTATGGGTACAAATAGCTTAATGCAAAAAGAAGTACGAAGTCAACGACTAACCATGTTCTTGCAGACAGCCCAAAACCCAGCGGTTGCTCCATTCGTTAAGATGTCAAAGTTAATTTCAGAGCTAGCCTATTCGTTAGATCTTGATCCTGATGAAATACTTAATGACCCAGAAGAAGCTGCAATTGCTGCACAAATAATAGGAATGCAAAATAATGTTGGACAAGCAACTGGCAGCGAGGCTGTCCCCACTAACGAGCAACCCGGAGTTATGGGAAGCCCTGAAGGAGTATCTCAACCACCGCAAGACCTTGGAGTTACAGGGAATGGTGGTGGCAACATTGGAACAGGAAATATTCCGCAAGCAGGGGAGAGTGAATTTTCTGGATAGTCTTTTGACACTCCCAGCCCAAGTAAAGGCCGCAAAGGAATTTAACAATGACAATGTATGACAAATCTTTAATGAATCCTCCTGAAAGAACTCAAAAAGTTTTGGGTGGAATTGCAAAAGGAGTTGCTAGTTTTGCAGGAGCTAAAATTGCTAGGGACGCTCCAAAAGCTACGGCAACCCGTAAAGCTTCCTTAGCTGCTGGTGAAAAAGATAATTTAGCAAACATGTTAGATGAAGCTTTAATGCAAAACCCACGTTTATTAGACGAAATGCCAGAAGCAGATTTAGAATCTCTTATGGCTGATTTGCCCTCAGCATATCGTTCTAAACTAAGTCAAGACATGGGAGACGTTTCAGAAAATACACTAGAGCTTATTTCAGGAATGGAACCTTCTGAAGTTGCAAAAAACTTACAGCTTTTTGACACTTTAGAGCAGCTTAAAAAATACGCTGCTGCACTCAATCCTAAAGAAACAAGAGCTTTTATTCAGAGTGTTTCTCCAGAAGACTATGATATGTTTGAAGGTTTTGAAGGATTAATTAAGCAATTAGGTCCAAGAGAAGTAAAAGCAGAAGGAGGCTCTATGGGTCTTCTTATCCCTGTTGAAGGAATGAAACCTGATGCAGAAATGGAAGACGACTATGTTTCATATGTGATGGACGAAACACTATCAGACGATGAAATAGAGTATATCAACAAAGTACTAGAATCTGATGATAAACTTAGTACTTTGTTTGATAAGATAGTGCTTGCATCAACAGAATTCACGGGTGAGGGGGAAGTAGACGGACCCGGCACTGGCACATCAGATGATATACCTGCACGACTTTCTGACGGAGAGTTTGTATTCACGAAGAAAGCGGTAGATCAACTTGGTGTAGAAACACTCGAAGAAATGATGAAAGACGCAGAAGCCGAGTATGATGCGTCTAGAAAAGACATGGCAATTGGTGGACTCATGAACGATCCAACACAAGATGAGAAAGCTAATCTGCCAGACCAAGCTATGGAAGACGAACAGATTGAAGAGCAGATGCTTGATTCTAATCGTATCCCTAGCTTAATGCGACGGTAAGGCTACCTAGAAGTTTTAGCCCCTTACCACAACAATCACCTTAAGGCCACCTTGTATAATCAAGACCCTAGATTTTCTAGCCACCTTGAAAACAAACAAGCCCCGACAAGGAGTAAGACATGACTGAAGCACAAGAACCACAAGCAAATCCTTACAATGCAACTAAATCTTGGCACGAGGAGCCAGAAGCATCTAAAGGATCAGCAGATAGTTTATTTTTCGAATCAGAAGGTTCTGATGAGGCTACCCAAACCGAAGAAGGTTCGGCCCCTCAAAAACAAAAAGGAACCAACTATAAGAAAAGGTATGACGACCTTAAACGCCATTATGATGAAAGGATTTCAGAGTTTAAACAAAAAGAGCAAGAACTGTTAGCACAAGCGCAATCTTCTCAACCAGCTTATCAGCCGCCAAAATCAGCTGAAGAGTTGGAGCAGTTTAGAACTCAATATCCAGATTTATATGAGACTGTAGAATCTGTAGCGCATCTACAAAGTCAGAATGAAGTGCAAGTCCTTCAACAGAAAATGCAAGCCATCGAAGAGCGAGAAGCAATGATCTCTCGTCGAGAAGCTGAAACTAAGTTGAGAGACCGGCATCCTGATTTTGAAGATATCCGTGGAGATGAAGGGTTTCATGATTGGGCAAAAGAACAGCCACAAGAAATTCAAGGTTGGATCTATAATAACCCAGACAATGTTAGTTTAGCTAGTCGTGCTATAGATATCTATAAGATGGAAATGGGTGTAGCTGTAAATAGCCCTAAAACTCAGTCAAGTCAAAAAATGTCTAGAAAAGACGCTGCAAGTTTAGTATCTACAAAGACTACAACCGTAGACACTAAGCAGCCAAAGATCTGGACAACTCGGGAAATAGCTGCCCTCTCTATGGACGACTATGATCGACTTGAAAAAGAAATAGATCAGGCCGCCTCAGAAGGCAGAGTAATCAAATAACTTTGTTTTTTTTAAGGAGTCAATACAATGGCTAGTAATACATCCGATCAGTTTTTTGCACAATCCTCGGGGAGTAACTTCTCCGGCAACAACTTCATGCCAGAACTCTATTCCAAGAAGGTACTTAACTTCTTCCGAAAAGCGTCTGTAGCAGAAGCAATCACTAACACTGACTACGCTGGTGACATCTCTGCGTTTGGTGATTCAGTTAAGATCATCAAAGAGCCAGTAATCACTGTAGATCAGTATGAGCGTGGTGGTGCTGTAACAGCAACAACACTGACTGACAACGAAGTAACTTTGGTTGTTGATACGGCGAACGCATTTAAGTTCATCGTTGATGACATCGAAACTTCAATGTCTCACGTTAACTTTAAAGAAGTTGCTTCATCTTCAGCAGCCTACGCACTCCGTGACGCATTTGACACGGGCGTAATTGCTAAGTTGTTTGCAGGCACATCTGCTTCGTCGCCTAACCATATCCTTGGTTCAGACAGCGCAACAGACCTTGCAGCTGGCACCTTTGACGGTACTGGTAATCTTGACATCGGCTACGCTTCTGGCGAGCATGATCCAATTGATGTTCTTTCACACATGGCACGTCTCCTTGACGAGCAGAGTGTTCCTGAAGAAGGTCGTTGGTTCCTTGCAAACCCAGAGTTCTACGAGCAGCTTGTACAGTCTAGCTCTAAGCTCATGAGCGTTGATTTTAACGCTGGTCAAGGTTCAATCCGTAACGGTCTCGTATCTTCTGGTAAGTTGCGTGGCTTTGATATGTATAAGACCAACAACATTGCAGCTACGTCTAACGCTGCTGGTAAGTGTATTGCTGGTCACATGTCATCTACTTGTACTGCACAAACTATTATCAATACTGAAGTAGTTCGTGATACTGCAAGCTTTGGTGATATTGTACGTGGTCTTCACGTTTATGGAGCTAAGGTACTGCGCCCAGAAGCACTTGTTTCTGCGTTCTACGGTATCGACTAAAATGAGATGGGGGATGAAATACTCCCCCTTTTCTTTAAGGTTTAATTATGCCACAGATTGGAACAGAACAAAACCCTATTCGAATGGGTACTGGAAAAGTTAAACTAAGAGGCCAGTACTTAAAAAACGAAGATAAGAAAAAATATGACGACAACTATGATCGTATTTTTGGGAGAAAGAAAAATGATGAAAAAAGATAAGCGCATGAAATATGGAATGGGTGGTACATCACGAGAATCTTATATGGGCGGCGGAATGTATCGCAAGCCAATGGCTCATGGTGGTAAAGCAGGATATACCAGTGTTAGAGACATGGAAAAAGCCTGTATGGCCAAGGCTGATCATAATGCTTCAATGCGGCAAGAATGAAAGTTAAAGCTCCTGAAGGCTATCATTGGATGAAAAAAGG